GTAATCTTATAGTCAGTCCGAATAGAGTAGCACCTATCATTGAAGTAGGAGCAAGAATAATATAAAGAGACATTATCAATCCAAAGGCTAGAACTCCCCAGCCTAATCCCATGATAGCTAGTATTTGATCAGTAGTTTCTGGTTTAGGTTCCCCTACGACTTTCATTAAAAGACGAACAGTTAATCCAAAGGCCATTGCTCCAACAAAAGCTGGAACTGCAAAAATAACATAAAGTGACATAAAGAAACCAAAGACTACAGCACCTAAACCTAATTGAGATGCTAAATACATCGCAAGTAATTTGTTTTCATATTCACTAGGATCACCAACGGCTTTCAATAACATTCTAACTGTGAATCCGAATGCCATCGATCCTAAAAATGCAGGAATAGCAAATATAGTATATAAAGACATAACAAATCCAAATACTACAACACCAAATCCTAATTCGGAAGCTAAATAAACAGCTTCTATTGAATTTGAATCTACATCTTTAACACTCATTAAAATGAGTTTTATATTAAGTCCTAGTAAGAAAGATCCGACTAAAGATAATGCAAGTAAAGGCGTAGCTAAGAACATAAATAAACCAAACTTAAAAATTCCTTGTGTAACGGTTTCAAGTATAAGAGCTAATGCTGTAGCTTTATCTTTATCAACGTCTTTTATAAGATTATTTACACCTTCTGCTAATTTATTAAAGAATTTTAGTAGTTTATCTCCTGCCTTTTCATCAGCTTTTTCGATCAAATCAACAATAGCTTGAGCCATAGACCCAAAAGCTTTTGTATAATCTTTCATTGCTCCACTATCAACCGCTGGTTGTGAAGATGATTTGGCTATAGCGGCTTCGATATTCATCAAAACTGACGTCTGCTTCTTTAGCTCATTAGAAATATCGCCTTTCATAACGACCTCTAATGAGCCAAGAATAGATGTTTGTTGTTCGTATTGTTCGGCCACAACCGTTAACATATCATCGATCTTCTTCGATAAGTTAACGATTGCCTCTTGGCCTGTGTTTTGACGAGCTCCTGCCATTTAGTTATTTATACTATATTTTCATGGAAGATGGTATTCCAGGGAAACTTGCCATTGATGGCATTCCTCCTTTAGCTAGATTACCCATTCCAGAAGGAAGCATAGAACCTGCATTTCTCATCATCTGAGCTGCTTGCATTTTCCCTGCTTCTGGATCATTTGCTCCTTCTTCTGCCTCTTTCTTCTCATTTAATATATCTATCAGGTTTTGCACGATGTACTCGTACTCATAATACGGCATCTGATTAACCTCGGAAGGTTGAAGACGTAAATGATATAATAGATATGTGAGAGTCTTAAAGAAGTTCTCCAGAGATATCTGAAATAACGAAAAGACTTTTGATCCCTCCGGGAAAGCTAATGGGTGTGGTTACCTCCGTCCCACATTTAGCGCAATCTGTTCGCATAATTTCTTTAACTCCTACTCTTGCCATTTCGGTAAGGGAATTATATGTTTGGAATTTAGTATCTGACCATTGCATAGCTTCGATTTCAAGATTCTTAATTCTATCACTCGTGAATCCTCTCCATTCTAATTGTAGGTAAGGAAGAAGTTTTAAGAATGATTGATCTAATTTCTTTCCTTCTTCTTGTTGCTTACGGATAAACTTTGTAGTTTCCATCATAACACCAACTGAAGGTGGAGCTAATTCGATAGTTCCTGAAGATTTAGTTTGAATAACAAAGATACGACGTTCTTCATCATAATACTTCATAATTGTATCAGGAAGAATTGTTGGATCGAAAGAATCTTTACCAATAACGAATTCATTTTCATGTCCACATTCAGTGCAGTTTCTATTGATTCCAATTTTGTTTTCACCATTAACAAAAGTTAAGTCACGGATAGTCATAATGATATAGATACGATCTTCTTCTTTTAAGTCTTTGAATGATGCTTGTTTTCCTGGATATCTCATCATTAAACAACCTTTAAGAACTTCATTTAAAGCTTCATCGATCGAAAAAGGATCTTGTTCGTTGATTGTAGAGAAATGTCTAATCTCTTTAACTGATGCTGCTCTAATAAAGAATCTTGCATTTTCAGGATAGAAAAGTCCTTTTGATGGAAAATTAGATGCCCATATTTCATGGTAACCTGGTAGTAATGCTGGTTCATCAGACATAGCATTTTCATATGATGATGCTTTACCTAAAGATGTTGGTTTGATTTCGTCTTCTGAAATCACTGGTTTAGATTCTGAAGCGTTTTTGAATTCTCTAGATTCGAGATCTCTCTTAGCTGCTTCTTCGTAATTTGGTTTTTCTTCACTCATTGTGTAATTTTTATTTTTTTAGATTTGTTTCCGCTATAAGCTTTTTTACTGTTTCATTTACAAAAGAAACTTGTTCTCCTTCATATTCCTTTATATGTGTGAGAATAAGTTCTCTAATATAAGCGGAAGTTGTCATCAATTTACCTTGTTGCATTGAGTATTGCAAGATGATATTTTTTAGTTTGTGATGATCGATAGAAGAAAGGAGAACTTGTATTTTTTCGTCCTTTGATATCTTCATAGTTCATTTTTTATTTTATTTATCTCACTTCATAGATTATTTTATTATTTGAATAAGATATTATTTTTGCTCTATTTTTTATTAGGTAATCCTTATTAAGTATATTTAAGTTCCCTAGATGGTCTCTTTTTGATACTAGTTGGAAGGATTTAATCAACCTTAATACGATTTACGATAACAGAATACTCATAACTTCCACCATAATGAGCTTTTATTTCAAAGTTTCTCGATAATTCATCATTAACGAATTTTGTAATCTTATCAAAAGGCACATGCATTAGAACATCTTTCTTATAATCTACGAGATTTGAAGTTAAATTAAATGACATAGATATTCTTGTAGAAGACCAAACCTTTTTTAAGATATTCTTCATGAATTCAAACATGTCATCATCACTAAAATCAATCTTCATAGTAAATACTCCACAAAGAACTGAATAATCTACAGATCCTATTTCATCAAGAATTGTATTATCTGAAAGAATGTCTCCTAAATAGAATTCAGAATTTGGGAATTTTTGTTTAGCTATTTCTATATGATTTGGTGTTATATCAATTCCTACATATTGAAAATCCTTAAAAGATTTTGAATACATCCAATCACACATAGCTCCTAATCCACAACCAAAATCCATGATAGTAAATGATTCTTTAGGGATATGTGAAGTTAAAGCTTCGAATCTAGGATCCGTCATTTCAGCCTTAAACCAACCGACCCCTGCTGAGCTATCTCCGTGTTCATTGTAGAATTCTTCGTATTTTGATACAAATTTTTCTATCATTTCTTTGTGATTTTCCATAACTTAAATTGTTTCGTATTTGTTTATCATTTTCCTGATTTGTCCAGGAGAACAAAACATCATTACATCAATAATCGAAAGATATGGATGGAATTCTGTAATTTGATCATATTCTGTGAGGATAGGTTTATTGAAATAAAGATTAATTCCTCTTTCTGCAAAAACCTCTTTTGTATAAAGTTCTTGTCCACCCATTACGTTGATATAATTTTTGTAACCTAATTCTTCACACATATGAACCAATCTATCGACTTTATCTTCTCCTTTTGTATGTGAAAAATCTTCAGAAGATTTACGATACTTAAATTGAAGACCGATATAATCATAAACTGCTTGAATACTTGCAATTGCAAAATCAGCGATATTTCCTTTTTGTTCTAAGAAAACTTGTTCGATGTGTGGATATGCTCGTTGAAAGAATGGTGCATTTTTATAAGATTGTTGGATTGTTCTTAATGTAGAAAGAATTTTTTTATCATCATTAAGTAATTGAATTTCTCTAATTTCTTTGAATGATGAAGCACTACTTAGATATACATTGAATATGGTAGGTTTTTCGTTTATTAGAATTCTATTACGATTTATCCAACCTCCTTTTTTAAAGTTTACGTCATCATAGAAAACAATCTCATTAGAAGATTGAATTAAGCAAAAATAACCAAAATATGGAAATGCATAAGGTTGCATTACGGATAACGTTTCTTCTACTTTCATATCAGAACATTTTATGCATTGTTTTACTTAGAAGTTTCAAGTTTTTTCTTCAATTCTTTTAAGTCTGTTTTGTACATATCGATAGGTTTCAATTTAGAAATTTTCTCGATTTCTTTTTTGTTTTCTTCGACTTCGTTAAGTAGAGCTTCGTAATTTTCCTTAGTTAAGGAATGAATAGCCATAGAAAGCAAGTAAGTAAATGATCCTTCGATTTTATCAAATTTCATTTTTTCTAGATCCATAACGATATCTGCTTTAGGTCTGTTATTAACTTTAAGCTTTCCATCGATAATTGATTTAATAAAACGAGCACGATTTGAAAGGAAAACATTACGTTCTTCTAGCTTGTTTAATTGGAATGTTTTTCTTTTATCATAATAAGTTAATCGGAAATTAACGAAGTATCTAATCAAATCATTAACATTGTCAAAAATAATTAGCTTTCCATTTTCATCTAGACAAGTAAGATTTTCGGATTCACCTTCGTTTAGCTTAAGGAATTGAATAATGTTATCTTTTTTGATACATTCTTGAAGTTGTGCTCTAGAAAACTTAATTGAATAGTTGATATTTCTCGTACAGTTATCGTCATAATTTTGAATCCAACCCTTTTCGACCCATGTATTAAGGAGATTTTCATATTTTAGATATGTCATTGAAGGTGGTAATTCAGTAATTTCTACTGTAGTTGTGTCTTTAATTTGACATGTTCCTGAGATTTGAAATGAGGAATCTGATCCATCCACTTTTCTTACAGTTCCATTAAAATCTCTCCACCAAGGAAGAGGTTCAACGAATTTCTTACCTTCAAGAACTTTCAATGATGCATCGATAAGATCGATTGGATTTCTATTCATTATATTAGTTGCAAAACCTACAGCAATTCCTGAAGAACCGTTAAGCAAAACGGTTGGAATGATAGGTAAGAAAAACTTAGGTTCTATTTCATGACCTTCTTCCCATTGTGATTCTACTAAATCGAAGTCTTTATAGATTAATCTAAAATTGCTATTTATTTTTGTACTAATATATCGAGGAGCACCTGATTCAGGGGAACGTAATGAACCGAATTGACCTATTTCATCAAGTAGAGGAAGTGAATTCTTAAATGATTGTGCCATTCCTACGATGGCTGCATTAAGAGATGCATCACCATGATGATAATGTGCATCAGCAGCAATTCTACCTCCTAGTTGAAATACTTTAATAGGTTTTTCTGAACCGCTTTTCCAAACTTTATTTGCAACATGAATAATCTTTCTTTGTGTTGGTTTGAATCCATCGATTACAGAAGGTATAGCTCGATTTTCGATAGTATACATTCCATAAGCTGCATATTCATCATTCAAATACTCAGTTACTGATTTTTCTAGTGATTCCTTAATTGATTTTTCGTTTATCATTGTTTTGTTTTTTAGAATTTACCACGACCCATAAAAACTTGGGCATTAATCGTTTCGTTATTTAGGAACGTTAAGTAGTTCCAAACTCTTTTTAATGTTTTCATTTGCTAAGTAATTTAACTTTTCTAGGGGCTGAATCTCCACCGAACCAAGCTTTAAGGGATTCTCGATAGAATTTATCATTTTTGATTTTAATCAATCTTGGATTCTTAATAATTTCTTCATATTCATAATCTTCTAATGATGCAAGTCCTTTTTTGTATTCGATATCCCATTGTTTGATATTTCCTATTTTAGATTCCCATGTGTTATATTCGTCATTTGAATAGAAGTAGAGAATTTCCTTTCCTTTCTTAGCAACAACTAGTGGAGTTAGAACTTTGTATATTCTATCTTGATCGAATAGTTCAGGCCAAAATTTATCTAGGAAATTGATTAGAAGTGAAGCGATAGCATCACCATCTGGATCAGCATCTGTGTATATAAGTAGCTTACCATATCGAAGATCCGATGGTTCTTCACCTAAACGAAGTCCCATAGACCCCATAAGATGAACAACTTCTTCAGATCCAATGATTTGACTATTTTTAAGTTCTGATACATTTAAGAATTTTCCTTTAAGAGGGAAAGCACCGAATGTTTGTGCATCTCGGAATTTACGAACAGCCGAAAGAGCTGACATTCCTTCGAAGATTCCTAGAGTACATTTTTCTCTTTCATTACGAGACTTAGCATCGATTAGCTTAAGAATCTTAGCAGAAGAAAGATTTTTATTTAGCTTTCTCAATTGAGCACGTTCTTCGGCTTCCTTTTTACGTTCGATCCAATCGAGAATAGAAGCAACTAATTCAGAAGCAAATACTTGCTTAACTAGTTTTTCTGTAACTTGATGAGTTGATCCGAAATCTTTAGGTTCCGTAATAAGTTTTTCTTTCGTTTGTGAAGAGAAAGCAGGATTGATGATAGTTGAATTAACAAATAACATCATATGATTTCTAATATCATTTGGTCGAATATCTACCTTATGTTTTTTCCAAATCATTTGACGAAGTTTATCAACGATTTGTCCTTGAATAAAGTTTACGTGAGTTCCAGCATCTTTTGTTTCTACTGAATTGACATAAGAAATAGTTTGATATCCATTCGAAGAAGGAGCAATTGCTATTTCCCAATTTTCGGATCTTTCATAAATAGATCCTTCGGTATAAAGATCTGCATATTCCTTGAAAGTTCTGAATTTGAATTTTTCTTTATTGAAAGTAACTCGAAGTCCTGTGTTACAAGCAGATATATCTACTACTCGTTTACGAAGCATTCTAATGTGTGTTTCGTTAATTTCAGTCATTCCAAATCGACTTAAATCTGGAGTATATGTAATTTGTGTATATTTTTTATCCGAAGCCTTGATCTTAGGTTCTGATTTCTTAGACATGTTATTTTCAAAAACCTGATCAAATTCATTTTTACCGTCAGCAGTTTGAATTCTAAATTTAGTTGAGAATATATTTGTTAATGTAGAACCGACACCATTTGTTCCAGCACCTTGACGAGATTCGTCGTCGTTAAAATTTGATCCTGCTCGAAGATTTGAGAATATCATTTCGGGAACATACATACCTACTTCAGGATGCATCACAACAGGAATTCCACCATTATCCCAAATCTGAATTTCTCCTTTAGGAGTGATATTAACTTGAATTTGATTTAGAGTTTCATTACGTTTAGATTCATCGACTGAATTAGAAATAATTTCATCAAAAAGTTTAAGGAATCCAGGATTGAATTCTACTTCTTCTTTTACAAATCGACCTTCTTCGTTTTGTAACCATTCACTCGATTTATGTGGTTTTGTTGAACCGATATACATTCCTGGTCTTTTTAGAACGTGTTCGATTTCATCGAGTAATTGGTACTTTTTACTAATATCTACTGTACTCATTAAAATGATTTTTATTTAATATGAAAAGAATATGAAAGGGATTTTTAGCAGTGTTCTTTACAAGTAGGACACATCATAATATCACGGTCTAGGATATCTCCACAACACGAATAGATATCAGCTTTTTGAAAGATTTTATGTTTTTCTTCGAATATATCGAAATCATCTAAATCAATTTCGTAAGAATAATCATCTTCGAAATAAGCAAAACATTTACCGTTATCTAATGAAAAGGATTCGACGGTTAGACCTAAACTTTCGAGGTAATTGATTTTGTCTTTGTGTTCCTGTGTAGGTCCTTGGATTGAAATGGTTTGATTCATATTATGATTATTTAATTATAAAGTAAATATAATCATAATTCCCGAAGTAAAAAAATGAATTAACAAAAACTTATTAACAATTTATATGAATTCTCTAATCTTCCAACAAATACGATTAACATCATTGATATTTACTCTATCATGACATGGTAAACAAATGATTCTTCTTGAAATATCTTCTGAGATAGGACAATCATAATGTTGAGGATAAATTTTGAATTCATTAACCGACGGATAGAAATATCTACGAGCTATAACATTTATAGTTTCTAACTCTTCCATTATACGTAGAACCTTCTCTTCACTAGGGAGGATGATAGGAAAATATGAGTAGTTATAAGAATCAGGGTTTATTTTCTGATATTTAATTGGCAATCCATTAAGTAAATTTTTGTAATTTGTTTGCAAATTGAATCGATGGTATTGTGTTTTATCCATCATTTTAAGATTTGCTAAGCCGATGCAAGCAGAGATTTCATGCATTTTACCATTAGTTCCTTCATGTACAATATCTTTCTTTTCATTATGACCGAAGAAACGTAGTCTTTCTATTCTTTTAGCTAGATCCGAATTTGAAGTTATAATAGAACCACCTTCACCGCAATTATAAAGTTTTGTTGCATGATATGAATGTGTACATATATCTCCCCATTGAGAAAGATCCTTACCGTCGATTTTAACATTAACAGAATGTGCTCCATCATAAATAACTTTTAGACCATTTTCTTTAGCTATTTTATCTATAGATTTTACATCACAAGGATTTGAAAAAACATGAACTGCAAGAATTGCAGATATTTCATCAGATCCATAAGGTAAGAATTGAGGACTTATTCTTTCGTTTTTTAGAAGTTCTTCGATACTTTTTGGATCTATGTTAAGTGTTTCGGGATCTATATCAGCAAATATAGGTTCATATTGCTGCCATAAAATGGATGAAGCTGTAGCTATCCATGTGAATGGAGTAGTAATAATTCTGGATCCTTTTGGTAAATTAAGAGCTCTAATAGCTATTTCGAGTGCAACTGTTCCATTAGTTACTAGGGAAAGATGAGGTATATTCCATTTTTCTTTAAGTTGTCTTTCAAGTTCTTGAACTTTAGGTCCGTTATGTGTCATTATTCCTGATGCCCATACTTCCGCTGCTAATGAAGAAAATTCTTCGAAATCAGTTAATGAGGGTTCGGAAACTAGTAGATTTTGCATATGATTGCCAATTTGATTGTTTAAGAATTTCGGGAAAATGTGAATTGTCACATTCTTCTACTCTTCGTTTGAAATCAATAATCAATTCTCTGAAGTGATCTGATTTGAATTCTTTTGTTTCTATAATTTTACCGAACATATCTGTTCTTTCTACAGAAACTGTTTCATCTGGTTTAGGTGTAAAGATTTTCCTTGCTCTAATTTTCCCTTTGGTTCCTGTTATTTCAAGATCGCATCTATAAGGAGTTTCAAAAGACCAAGTTAAGAAAGCAGAAGTTCCTTTATCGTCTAGAAAGTAAACATTTCCTGATACATCGACTTCCAAATCTGATGAGAATCTAAAAGAACCTGAAATTTCTCCAAGGTTTATTTTGCTCATAATAAGAGAAGCAGCTTTAATTGGATATCCGCCTGCATCTAAAAGAGCACCACCTCCTAAATTTTTATTATATCGAAAATCAGTTGATGTGTCTCTAGGTGGAAATTCAAATCCTGAATTAATACTGATGATATCACCGATATCTTCTAAAGATTTCATAATATATTTCCATTGAGGATGGAATTGAAAACCGTAGTTTTCTTGAACTATAACACCAAATTGTTCAGCATCTCTTATAACAGATTCTGTTTGTCCGGTTGAAATAGTTAATGATTTTTCACAAAGAACATCAATACCTCTACATATAAAATTTGTCATAGGTTCATAATGTTCTGATGGTGGAGATGAGATATAAACAGCATCTAATCCAATATACAAATCTTCTGGATTGTCAGTGTATTGAGGAATTCCAAATTCTTTAGCATATTCTTTAGCTTTCTCTTTGGATCTACTACAAACAATTGTTACTTCGACTCCAGGAACTGATTGCATTGCAGGAATCATTCTTCGTCTTGCTATATCTGAGCAATTTAGTATTCCTATTTTCATAAAGGTAGAGATGATATGATTGATCTTGTTTGTATATTCACGTAATTGTTATATTGTAAGAATGTTTTAATCTGATGAACCGTCATCCAAATGTAATTAGGATCTTCTGCAATTTCTTCAGAAGTAACATCGATGATGATATTACGATTTTGTTCTTTATAGAATCGACCTCCTTCTTCAGATTGCATTATATCTAAAACCACTTTATCTGTTTTGATTAATTTTTTATATGTATCATAAAATGGACCTGTTTTGAGGTTTTCACCTGAAGTTTGAATCGTTGGTGCCATTTCAACACCATCGAATGATCCTATTTCATCTTTAAGTTGAACTAATAAATAGAAAACTCCATCGACATTTTTAGCAAAGAAACAACAAACGCCTTCTTCTTTAGGTCTTATCATAGGTTGATTCCATTCTGAAGATTCTCTATTTTCTATGTAAATGTTATAACCTACTACATCGAAGTATTTGTCATCTATATGTTTGATTATCCCACCTTCATATTTCCATTGTTCACATTCTTCAAGTGGAATCTTCTTACGTTCAAATTCTCTTCTAAACTTGAATTCCGTAATCATCGAAAGAATTTCTGGATGTGATTTATCATAAACATCCCTACGAATCATAGATGAAAGCCAAGGGGAAGGCTTAATATCAGCACCTAAGAAGTAAGCTAATTCATAATTTTCAAAATCAAAAGATCCAAAATGAATACAACTTATAACAGTTCTACTATCCATATTAACTGTGTTTGGATATTTAGTCATAGAAACGATATCACCAAGAGTTAACCAAATATAATCATCTAGTTGATCAATAGGATTGTCGGTTTCTATAATGATATTTCTATTACGTTTACGATAGAAACGACTTCCTTGTTCGGATTGTAGTTGGTCTACAAGTATATTTGATTTTTGATCTAAGAAATGTTCAACATAAGGAGTTAATGATCCACCATGAACCTTTGTGAAATTAGATTTCGTTGATTGTACAGTTGGGGATAATTGAACTATGTTAATGTTACCAGGTTCTATTTTAGCTTGAACTAGGAATTTTAGAACTCCATCAATCTCTCTCGTAATGAAGCCGAGAATTCCTATTTCAGGTTGATTTATGATAGGTTGATCCCATTGGAATTCATCTAATTGGGATTTAATAAATTTGATTTGAAAGAATTTACCTGAATCGTGAGATATTTGTTTATCATCAAATGTCCAACCTTTAAGTTTTTTAAGATCTACTTTTCGGATTTTATAGGTAACAGAGTTTCTTCTCTTCTCTATCCATTTTAGAATAGCTCCATCATCAATAGACCTTGTGTGGAGTGACTTAAGAAATCTTAGTCCTTGTCTTGGCTTCATTACTCTTATTAATTTATCTTGTGGAGGCTATCAGTAAACTCTATTTCCTTTTACCTAAACAACCAATATTGGTTATATGTACTCTTGATGGAGTGAGTTTCAAATACGAAATTTTTGATAATCATCTTAATCATAACTATAAATAATATGTTAAGAAATGAAATAAGATTCAAAAGAAAAACCTCAGATGATAGCGAATCTCTGAGGTTTTATATTGCCGTAGCAATAATCGGTCCTAAGCCAATTATTTATAAGTGTAACCTAATGCAGATTTAATTCCCATTGTAGCAGCTACATCTTTAAGATCTTTTAATTTACACCAACTAATGAATTTACCAACAAACATAGGTTTGAAAGTTTGATCATGATTGAAAGGTCGGATATCATCCTTTTTCGGTTCATCCTTACCTCCTTTGTTAAGAATTGGACCTTCACCTGAAGTGAAAACTAATTTGTAATTTCCTGGACTTTTAGTATCATCCCAAAATTCAACAGAATGATCATCCCACGTATCATAGATATTAAAAAATTTACATTTTCCAGTATTGATATTAACAGAACCTAAAGGAAGAACACTGAAATCAGGATATCTACCATATTCGTTAAGTTTATTCTCGTTAACGAATTCTTCGAATGTTTGTATGTTATTCATATTTTGTATTAGAATTTTTTCAAGTCTTTAACTAGACAATAATAAACAATATATCCTCCAGAATCAAATTTAAGTACGTTGGAAGATTTGCTATAATACCATTCATCATATCCGCTAAATTCTTCATTTTTTACCCAATCAGTAACTTTTTTAGCTATGTTATTATAAGCTTTAGGGTCTGTAGGTTCATCTTCATCTAAAACACAAGCATCTTTAGATGTTTTTGCTCCTAGAGTAGAAAGCGCCCAAGCAAAAAGCTGAGGAGATTCCCAATTTTCTTCTTCTTGATCTAACGTATAAGGCTTAGCCTCGTTGATTTGTGATTCGTAAACGAAATCAGCAAAATTTAGTAGGTTCCTCATTATGCTTTATCTTTTACCATTTGTAAACGTTCTTTCGCTTGAAGAACCATTTGTTTTGCATTAACTAGATCAATTTGAGCTTTATAAACATCTGCCTTTTCAGGGTTGTTTTTAATCATTTCTGTGTATTTAGCTAATTGCTCTTTTAACTTCATTTCTGCTTCAGCGTGAATTTCGTTAAATTTTCTTCTCGGTCCTGCTTCAAAAAGCATTGCATCGATTTCCTCATTTACGATATCCATATTTGCTTCTGAATATGTCTCTAAAAGGAATTTTTCAAATGAATCAATTTTTTCCATTTTGTTGTTTTATTTTTTTATATTTATCTCTCATTATATGCACAAATAAAAAGGAGTACTTTCGCACTCCTTAGTTTGTATTTATAGATCTCTAATTTTCCCGAGATCGAGGCTAAGTGATTATACGATGTTTTCTTCCCACCAGTCACATCTCCAAGCGATACCACTCATTTCAAGTTTCTCACCACCTCCATAATCAAGAGCGAATTCAGGTAGATCACCTTTAGGAACACAATCATGGAATGTTCTTTGCCAGAAAATATCTCCTTTTCTGTTGAAGTTAGTAACGATAATTGTACCAACGTAATCTTTTTTAAGTCCTTGTTCACCTGTTAAAGGATTCCAAATAACTCTCCACCAATCACGTAGAGTTTTGTAGATATACAACTCATTTGCGTCATTTAAGTTAACTGAAAAGTCAACAGTTAAATCTACAACGGTACCTGTAGGAACACCTGATGCATATGAACGAGTAGCCCATTTGTATTTTTGTTCAACAACTTCAGAACCTTTGTCTTGCATTAATCCACCGATTTTGTTAACGTGCTCAATAAGTAATTCACCGCCAGAAATAGAAGCTGGAGGAAGTATCGTAACCTCGAAAAGGTTTTGATACATTGGTTCGTAGTACTTAGTAGCTGCTTTGCTGTTTAAGAAATGTGATAAACCTGCCATTTTATTTTTTATTTATTTTTAACGATTACTGACCAAATTGTACCAGTAAGAGTAATAACTCCACCGATAATTTCGGTTAATGTAGCTTCGTCAATTAAACCTTTAGTGATTAATATACCACCAATAAAAGTTAATGAGTGTCTGACAATACCTAGGATTTGTTCTTTAGTTAGTTTCATGTTTTGTTGTTTTTTTTATTTATCTAAAGTCATTCGGGAGATCCGAAGATCTCCCTTTGACTATTAAATGAAGTTACCAGTTGCGATAGATCCTGTTTTAAGAATTGTAGTTCTGTGAATTAAGATTCCCATACCTCTTACTGGTTCGATGTAAGTATCAAGTATACCAATATTAGAATCGATAATCTCAGGAGTGTTATTTGAACTATCCATAATGTTTTGGAAGTCATAAACTCCACCATCTGAAAGAATTCCTGTTAAGAAGTTATCTGCTAAAGTTTTAATTTCTAAACGATTTTGTGCAGTGTTAAACTCCCAACGATAATTCTTAAGAATAGCTTCGATACCGTCTTGAATGTATATTAATAACTCTCTAACGTGAATTTGTGAAAGAGCAGATTTAACTGTTTGTTGACCTGTTTGATTAGAGTTAATTACTAATCCAAATCCTCTTTTGTTCAAGATTGAGTTATAACCAAAAGGTTCAATTGCATCAAGATCTAATCGATCAAATGCGTATTCAACTCCAACAACTCCTGATCCTGTTACAACTCCTCTACGAGGTCCTGCAACGATTGAATAAGGAAGAGCTAAATTGTATTTATCGATAAACAAGTTAGATACGTAAGCTGCTGGTGGTACATTGAATGTTCTACCATTTTCACGAATAGTCATATAAGGACCATAATAAGCAGCGTAGTTAGATCCATCAGCAATACCAGGAAGTGTAAACACATTAGACGGATTAAGATCTAAGTTACCTCCCGAAGCAATATAAGTTGCATCGAAATTTGATGAAGAATTAAATTTGAATAGAGGATTAGTACTATCTCTAAATTGTTTAATTGAAGGCATATTCAAGATTGCAAGTGAAGATTGTTGAGCTTTTGCAAGTCTAGACAATCTAATTTTAGTTGCAGGCTCAATTCCTCCTTCGAATGAATCGACGATATAACGATAAGTAATAACTTCTCGGTCAATCAATGCATTGTAAATTCCAGTATCATACATTACATCTAAGATCTCGTTTTGACGAGTTAATGTACCATCAGGTAACATTGCAGGTGTAATTGTATAACCACCTAAAGTAGAGAATCTGTAGTGTGAAATAAAATCAGTAACTGTTTTATATCTTTCAATCTCCCAAACAGCACCACCTGTATTAATATAAATAGGATCGTTAGTTGTTACTTTGATCTTACCATAATTAGCATTTGTAGGATCCGATATTTGTGAAACTGAAATGATTTTAGTTAAACGAGATTCTCCTGTAATAGGACTTGTAATAGTTGCAGCAGCTGTTCCACCAAAGTTCATTACTAGGTATTGACCTTTTTTGATTTTCCCTGTATAACCATCTAATCCTAAAGGACCACTTGCTGTGTTATCTAACCAAACATAAGTTGTAGGGTTATTAGGTGTAAGTGTTTGATCTACCTCTAAAGATTCGTTGATTGTTCCAATTAATGAATTGATATGATAATCAGATTGAATAGCTATTGCCGTAGAACCTGTAAGATCTTGATCGGTGAAAGCATCAATTTTTAAGTAATTAATATCATGTGAAAGAATAGGAGCAGTAGCACCAAATACATTAAGACCTGAAGAAGTTACACCGATTGGAGTTGCTGAAGAGAAATCATTTTCAGTTAATCGAGTAAATTCAGCATAACCATAAGAAGTAGGAGCAGTACCACCAGCTAATCCAATTCTATCTCCATCGACGATTAAACCATTAAGGTTATCTTGATAAAGATCGGAATTAACGAATGCAAATACATCAACACCATCACCGAATTTTTGATTTATAGATTTGATTATTCCTAGATCAGCTGTTCCTCCACCATCAGTAACACCAGTAGAAAGAATTTTTAACCAACTAATTGTTCCGTTAGTAGGTCCCGTGATTCCAGTTCCTACGAATCTATTAATTTGTAGAGTTAGAGCATCAGCAGTTGAGTTATAAGATTCTGAAAGTACTCTTGCATAGTTAACGGTAGAAAGACCTACGTTAGTTCCATTAGTAGTAGCTCCTATAAAAGTTTGATCAGCAGCGACATCAGATCTAAATGTTGAGAATGCAGCAGCCGAAGCAAAAGCAGAAGTAAAAGCTCCTGAAGTTACAGGACCTGCAGAAGGACCATAAATTGTAAGAGTATCAAAAGTAACACCAGCAGTATAACCAGTAGATCCTGCAGCAGCAGTAGAACCCGATAATAAAGCATTAGCTCCTGTTTGACCTCCTGTAGCAGCAATCACTAAAGAGAAAGCTCCTGTAGATCCAGCATAATCATATTGATCAATGATTGCACCATAATAAGAAAGGAAATCCAAAGTACTTGGTTCTATCGATTCAATACCATGACCAACTAGATCGATAAATTTACCTGAAATATCTTCAGGTTGATCGTCTAATCTGTCATTATCAAATCCTAAAAGAAGACCTGTTTTATTAGTTTCAAGATTAACTAAATCTTCAATATAAAGATTAGCTCCATTTTTATCTTGGAATTCAGGAAGTAAAGCTCCTGTATAAACACCTAGAACATTAACACTTGGTAGTGCTAAAAAGGCATCTAAACCATCTTTTACAAAGCCATAAGCATCTGTATAAGTAGCTTTAAGTCCAGTAGAATCAAAATAAGGACCGAAAATTGGATCGATTGATAAAGAAGTGTAATCAGAGAAATCTCCTTCTACTACAATTAGATCAATTAAATAATCACTTATGTAATCATTTTCATTCATGTATTCAGGAATTTGTCCTACAGAGAACCAATCTTTTGCAAGAATCTCAAATCCAAGAATATCTGATTTTTTTGTAACTACAGAGATAGTTTTTCTTCCTACGTTTGCAAGATTAAGTAGTGTTTCATTACCAACTTGTTCAGCATTAGCGTATTCAACTAAAGCATTAGGATCTGTGAACCAGAATTTATCTGTGTTAAAGAAAGAAGAAACAGGTGCAGCAGTAGCTCCCAAATTCGCAATCGTTGTAGATGTAGAAATTGATTGGAACTGACTAGTATCAGCATCTGTTAGGTTAAGTAGATTAAGTACTATAACCGGACCTCTTGTTAAACAAGTAAGTACTGTTCTATGAAAGAAAGAACCTTTTCTTTCGAGTGTTGTATCGATATCACCGAAAACTGTCTGAAAGAACACTGAATCTTGAACGAGAATAGGAGTGTTGAAAGGTCCTTTTTTCGAGAATCCAATGATAAGACGAATAGTCTCCGCTGGGATATTGATAATTTGGCTCTTATCAAATTCTAAGCGATAAACACCAGAAGATTTGAATTGTTGTAAACTTGGTGAAAGTGCCATTTGTTATACTATTTTTTTATGGTATATATCTCAATACATATTGAAATGTTTTATAGGAAATCATACATCGAATCTTGCTCTTTATCATCAAAATCAAGAATACCTTCCATTTCTTTCTGTATTTCTTCGTCGATGAAATCGTAGTATTCTTCAATGATTTCTGCAAAGTCTAAAGTATCAAAGAAAGAAGAGCTATTTACAACAGTCATCATTAGGTCATCATTTCCAGCTTGTGCCGAGTATGTTCCGTTTGGATTTCTAGAAAAAAGTTCTGCTTCTTGTATAGTTTTCTTTTCTTTTAACTTTATTCTTCCTTGAGATATAAGTTTTTTTACTTTTTCGCAATAAAGCTTTTTGGAATCTTTTTGGATTCTAAGTCCAGGGCTTTTAGTTCTAGCTCCTACTCTATGAAAATATCGAACTATAGTTTCTTCATCAAAATCGTTAGATGATGGATATAGAGTTACTAGATTCTTCATTAGGTGTGAACCGTAAGTGTTATATTCAATTACTAATCGAAGGTTTTCTTGATCGAAAAGATTAACACAAAGTGTATATAAGATTTTAGATACATCATCTATCGAATGTAAATTAGATCTAAAAACTCCTACTTGTTCAATGCCAAAGAAATCAGAAATTGAACTAGGTGAAGTTATTGATTTAATTTCAAAGTCTTCTATATTAACAACTTTGAATATATTGAATATCGTAAAATCTCGACCTACCCCTTCAGATAAGTCAATTGACATCATAAAGAAATTTTTATTGCTTTCTATTTCATCTAAGTCGAAATTAGGATCCCATCTAAGTCCAGAATAATCTATACAAAGATCATCAAGTGGATCTACTTCTCTGAATTCAAAATCGATTTCATTTTTCTTAATTTTTAAGAGTTCTTCAGATGAAAGTAGTAAAGAAGATGATGATAGGAATTGACAACCATATTGTTGATTAAATGCTTCTTCGGAACCTAAGTTACCTATTTCTCTCATTTTCCAAGCTTCATCTCTACCTGGAACATCCCACCAATCGACTCGAATTGCACTATAT